ACTTCTTTTGGAGGTTTTGTAGGATTGAAGTATGAAGTTCTTTTAATGCAAGGTGGTATGTTTGACCTTTACAATATTACAGATAGGCGTAAAATTTTAGAAGAGCTACAAATCATGGAACATACAGCCTTGAAAGAACTTAATAAGGAAAAAAAATAAATGGCAAAACAAACTTCACAAATAAATATTGCTTTTTTAACGCAAGGTGAGGGTGAGGTAGCAAAAGCTTTTAAAAGGCTTCGTGGTGAAACAACAAGATTGAATAGAGATTTTAAGTCTTTATCAAAAGATTCAATTGCACAAGTAAAAAATGAATTTAATAAATTAGGTGCTGGATCAAGAAATAGTCTTAACGCAATGCAAGCACAAAGAAATGCTTTGAATGGTTTGCGTAATATGGCAGATGTTACAAGTGTTGAATTTAAAGAGTTAACTGCTGATATTGCTCGATTAGATGCACAGATGAGAAAAGCTGGTGCTGGCACTACTGGTTTTAAAGGTAAACTAGGTGGGTTTGCGAAGGGTGCTGGGGCTATAGCTGCTGGTGGTATTTTTGGAGGCCCAGAGGGTGCAATTGGTGGTGCAATTGGCCTTAAATTAGGTGGCCCTCTTGGTGCTGCTACTGGTGCTGCTATTGGCGCACAGGTTGGTATGGTACGTCAACAGATATCAGCTTTAGCAGAATATTCTGCTGCTCTTGGTTTACAAAGAAAAGCATTGAGGTTAGTTATAGGAGATACAACAAAATTCAATAAGTCACAAAAATTTTTATTACAAACATCTAGAGATTTAGCAATACCACAGGATGTCATTACAAGACAATTTACTTCTTTAACTGCATCTGTTGTTGGTGCAGGGCAGTCAGTATCGGATGCAGAAAAAGTATTTGCAGCAATTGCTGCTGGTATTAGAGGTACTGGTGGAAACCTTGAAGATATGAAAGCAGCAATGCGAGCGACTAGCCAGGTCTTCTCAAAAGGCAAAGTATCAGCCGAAGAATTGAGACAACAGTTAGGAGAAAGACTACCCGGTGCGTTTACTTTATTTGCTGATTCTATGAACAAAACACCAGCAGAATTAGATAAAGCATTAGAGCAAGGAAAAGTCACGTTAGATGACTTTATGAAGTTTGCAGCAAAGCTATTTGATACATATGGTGAAAACGCAAAAATACTAGCAAAAGGGCCAGAAGCTGCTGGAGACAGACTAACTACTGCAATGTCAGAATTGAAAGATAGCATTGGTAAAATACTACTTCCAATTGGAGCAGCATTCCAAGAAACTTTTTCAAAAATTGTAGAGGATATTAATAAAGCTATTGAAAAATTTAAAGAGTTTTTTGGTATTGGACTTGAAAATGCAATTAAGCTAGCTGAAAAAAATATTGCAGATTTAGAAAAAAGACTTGAAAAAACTAGAAAAAATTCTCCTACTTTCAAAAGATTAACTAGAAATCTTAGCTCTGAAAAAGCAACTTTAGCTAATTTATTATTACAAAGAGATGAAGAAGTTAGCACAGGTGGTGATGGAGGAGGTGATGGAGGAGAGGATAAAGCTTTAAATGATATACAAAAAGGAGCAAAAGCATATTTTGATACTATTAGTGATTTTAGTAAACAAACTCAAGATGCCGTTGCTGGTGCATTTAAAGGTATGGAGGATGCTTTAGTTAAATTTGTGCAAACAGGAAAACTAAACTTTAGTGATTTAGCAAGATCAATAATGGCAGATCTTACCAGAATGCTTGTAAGAGCATCATTGCTCAACTTCTTAAGTCCTTTTCCATTTTTTGATCGGATAACAGGTGGTAAAAATGCTATGGGTAATGCATACGATGCTGGCAACAAGATTTCTAAGTTTGCAAAAGGAGGCATAATAAAAAATCCAACAATGTTTGCTTATGGATCGGGTGGTTATGGCAGATTTGGCCTCATGGGAGAAGCTGGCCCGGAAGCGATCATGCCGTTGAAACGTGGTGCAAATGGAAAGCTTGGGGTGCAAAGTTCTGGAGGTATTGGTAACATTGTTGTAAATGTTGATGCTTCTGGTAGCTCTGTTGAAGGAGACAGTCAGCAATCACAAGAATTTGGTAGAGCTTTAGCTTCTGCTATACAATCAGAAATGATTAAACAAAAAAGACCAGGAGGTTTATTAGCATAAATGGCAAACTTTCCTTCTATTGAACCTTCATTTAGCGTTACTAAAAGGTCGCAACCTAGAATTAAAGTTGTTCAATTTGCAGATGGCTTTGAACACCGACTAGGATTTGGTTTGCCAAATCATCAAGATCCAAAAACATATAATTTAAAATGGGAAAATATAACAGAAGAAGAGTCAGATACAATTGAATATTTTTTAGAAGAAAGAGCGCAAGATAAAGCAAGTTTTACATACTCTCCACCAAATGAAGCCTTTACTAAAACAGGCACATATTCACAGAGCAGTACAACAATAACCATTACTATTACAAATCACAGATTATTTGCTGGTGACTCTATTGTTATAGATTTTACTTCTGGTTCTTCAGCAGATGGTACTTATGTGGTTTCCTCAGTAACTAATGCAAATGTTTTTGTTGTAACAGCAGCTAGTGGTGCAACTACAAGTGGCAATGTTTCTATAGAAAAAACGGCATCATATAAATTTGTTTGTCCACAATGGAGTAAAGAGATGAGTGTTCCAAATTTAGCAACAATTTCAGCTACATTTGTACAAAAATTTGAAGCATGACAATAGATACTGCACCTGTTTTTAGTGACATACAAAAGGTAAATCCATCTTCAATTATTGAG